ATTACGGCATCACCGGTGACAGCGTTCCAGTCCGCGTTGACGTTGACCTCTGCGCCCGCCTGAATCCCGTCCAGTTTGGACGCCTGAGCGGCGGTCATCAGTCCATCCTGAGAAGCCGATGCGTCTCGGATCTTGTCGGCCCCTCCGGTGACGTGGGCAGCCGCATGGGTGGTGCTTGCCTTCGAGTCAAGCGCCGTTTGGAGCCCAGAAACGTCCCCGACAACGTGACCATGGACCGACGCGGCTTTTCCGTCTAACGCGGTCTGAAGTCCCGAGACGTCACCGATTAAGTGCCAATGTCCAACGGCCGACTTGTTGTCCAGCGCAGTCTGAAGCCCTGAAACGTCGGAGATCGCGTGTCCGTGAACCGTCGAGGCATAGGACCCGGACGGTTGCTTACCATCCAACGCGGTTTGGAGCCCGGTGACCTCGGAAATGGGATGGGTGTGAGCCGAGGGCGCAAACGTGAGCGGTTTGCCGGTAACACTGTCCCACGCAACCGTCGTCCCCGCTGTTCCGGGGGCGGACTGGATCGTCACGTTGGTGACGGGCGGAGAAATAACCTCGATGGTGATGTCAGACATGGATCACCTTGTTACGTCGGCGAAAACCGCGAATTGAAAATTGCAAAAGCTCGATTTCCGAAACCCGTCTGATTTGACCTCGATGTCGCCAACGTAGTTCCCCGGCGTCAAAAGAGCCGATTGGGTCCCCGACATGGTCAGAGTCAAGGTCAGCACCCCATTTGACCCCTCGGTTGTGACAACTGGGGTCAAAGTGAACTCGTGAGCAACAGTTGGCGATTCGTGGCTGGTCCGGATTTGTGACCGAACGACAGTATTTGCCCAAAATGAGGCCCCGTCCGGAGAAATCAGCCGGAAAGTCTCGCCTTCCCAGTCATCTCCACGGCGGACTCGAAAAGATTTTGTGATCGGCTCGATCATGGTGCTGGAACTTGGTTCAGGGATGACAACTCATTCGGGTCGAGGGTCATGATTTCGGCCCGCTCCAGATTGAACTCGGTTGCAAGCTCCTGCGCGTAGGCGATTTCAGCCGCTTTTTGCCGCAACTGTTCGCGCCAGTCTTCACCGGTCTCTGCGTAAATGCTTTGAAGCGTCCTCATGCCGGTCTTGAACTCAGCAACCGCGGCGGCGGAGTTGCGGCCCACGTCCACGTTGATGGATCGCGGAGCGCGGAAGGTGGACCGATACCAGTCATCTGGACGTCCACTGAGCGCGGGGTCGGTGCGGATGCCGGTCTCGATAACGTACTCGTAAACGCGGCGAAGGTGGTCAGCAATGACGGCGGACCGGGAGCGAAAGAATGCGTTGGCAATGTCCAACACCGACCGCATTGAGGTCCCCTGCATCGAAGTGGGCAGAACGATTTCCTTGGGCACCCCGATCCCGGCGCAGACCTTGGCGGTCAGGTAGTCCCAATAGCCCGAGGTGGCTGCAGACGGGCGCTCAACTTGAAACTGGTTGAACTCGTCTCCGTGCTTGAGAACGGCGATCTCTCCACCGAAAACGTCTTTGTAGTAGTCGGCCCGCTCTGTCCCGTCGGATCCGGTGACGGTCCCGCGGATGATGTCATCGTCGGTGACCTCGCCCTCTTTGGTTTTGATGACGTTCTGCACCTTCGAGGCTGCCTTTGCGGCTTGCATTTCGAAGATTTGGAGGTCGTCGAGGTCGTGAAGGTCGTTCATCACCGGGTAGAGCGCCGGCAGGCCCCGATATTGCCCCGGTCGCCCAGGCTCGAAAACATGGACGACAAACTCGGCTTCCACCCGCTGAAAAGTCTTCTTCCGTTGGTCGTCCTCGTTGGTGATCCAATAGGCAACCGGCCGGCCGCGGTCGTCAACCTCGATGCCGTCGATGATTTTTCGGGCGGCTTGGATAGGTGGGGTTTCTACTCGGTGGGATTCCACCAACTGAATGCGCGGTTTGCCGGTCTCACCTCGGGTGAGAATGACAAACATCTCGCCATCGACGAAAAGCGCCCGGGCGATGATGCCCTGAAGACTTCCAAACGACAGCCGGGACGAAAGATCGGCAAACCGTTGCCAGTCCCGCCAGTAATTCAGCGCGGCCGCGTTCCATGCGGTGTCCGACGACGATGGGAAGAACGCGAGCCCCTGCCCTACGGTGTATTGCTCGAAAAGGTCAGCGATCCGGTTCACGAACGCATTGTTGCGCTCGAAGTACCGGGACCGACGGACCAACTCATAGCGGCTGTAAGGGTCGATGTCGAAACTGGCCGACTGGACCGAGCCATGAAGCGTTGACCGATGGGTGGAATGCCGGGCTCCCTCATATCGTGCCTTTGGGGCGACAACGAACCGGGTGGCTGCCTGAAGACGTTGAAAAAGGTTCATCGGATCAGATTCGAAAAGTCGTTTCGATAGGCCCGAATCGCCTTCAATTGGCCCATCATGAAGCCGTAGCGCGTTGCGTCGGTCGTGTTGCTGGCAGCAACGGCTTGATCGTAGAGGTCGAGAAGCCTCGAATACGTTTCCGCCATCTCAGTCGGCGTGACCCCCTCTTGAGCGTTGACCTGAAACTCAACCGACCTGCCATTGCCCGAGGTCGATTGCAACACCCTGCCAGATTCCACGCTCTGGACGGCCGCGTTGCTAAGGGACGTGAGCCGATCCAAAAGCGTGACCCCGTCCGTTACCGTCGAGTAAATGCGACGGAGTAGCCCACGGGTGAATGCGGTCGAAACAGCCACGACTGAAGGTCCACACGATCGGGGACCGGACGCCATCGAGGCGTTGTCCCATCCCTGCTCATTTCTTCCCGTGCCCTTTTTCGGCCCTCGGTTGCGGGTGCTTGGTGAGCCACGCTAGAGCCTCGGAGACTCGCGCTCGGCCTCCCGGCATGGGAAAGCCCTTGGCCCTCATCGCGTAGACGTAGGACGGAGCCCGCTTGAGCATCGCGGCGAGTTCTTTGGTGGAAAACAGGTCAGTCTGCATTGGATGCGGTGATTCGGATGCGGTTGTGGAAGATCGCGGCGGCCACTTGCATGACTTCGCAGTCGGCCAAGTGATTCGGCCATTTTGAGGATCGGGGCAGCCACGTCCAAGTTGTCCGGCCGGTGGCGCTGGACATTCGTGCGACCTTTTGTTCGCAGTCCAGGTGCCGCCAGTATTCCGGGGAGGCTACATTGTCGGCGACCTCCCACCGGGTGGCGGTCTTGCCTTTGCGGAGTCGTTCGAGGATGTCCTTGGTCACGTCGGTGCCGAACTCCAAGAGCTTCAGCTCAAGCTTGCCCTGGCGGCCGGCGTTGTCGCCCACTCGCGGGTCAATGCCACGGAGGAAAAACGGGTCCTCCACCCCGGTCTTCGGGTTGCGCCACCCTTTCCGGGGCATTCCCTTTGCCGGCATCCATCCGACCCAGAGCGGGACCCTGCCGGTTCTCGGGAAAAAACGACCCCATCGAAGGCATTCCGAATACACGGTCGGGGCATCATAGCCCGAGTCGATGACGACGTGAACGTCTTGGACCCCGTGCTGGCCCTGCTTTTCTCGCACGTCGTGCCAAGTGTCGAGCGGCCCGGCCTCAATTGCTCGGGATGACCCGTCCTCGTTCCATGCTCGGACAACAAACCAAAAGTGCGGGCTGGAGGCTTGGCAATCAACGGTCAAAAACTTGATCGCTTTGTCGGCCAAGCCCTCGGTGCCGGCGACGATTAACTCCTCGCGCTGTCGGGGCGCGGCTTGGTTCTCCCACGGCTCAGCGAGGTTGCCGTTGATGAAGCCTTGGAGCCCGATCAGGGATTCCTGAGACTCGATGAACTGGACAGCCAGATGTCCCCAGGTGCATTTGCGGTCTGGTGAGTAGAGGCTCGACAGGTGGTAAGACCGCACCCCGGGTAGCGCCCCCTTGTTTTCCGGGATCCATTGCCCATGCCGGAGCCCGGCGACCTTCTGAGCGTCGGTCATCGCCCCCTTGCAAAGCTGGCACTCGTACCGGGCGGATGCGCGGACCCGACCGAAGTCCCACTTGCCGTCTTCCAGTTTGGCGGTCTCGTCCCATTTGACCTGTCTCCACTCCAGTCGGATCGGTGCCTTGCAATGGGGGCAGGGCAGGTAGTACCGGCGCTGGTCCCCTCGAAGGAACCGCTGCCAGATTCGCCCCTCGGTGGTCGTCGGTGTCGAGGTCAGGAACAGCTTGGACGACGAGAACGCTTTGAGACGCTGCTCGGCTAGGTCGAGCGCGTCGGCTTCTCGTTCCGATGCCTGGGCGAACTTGTCCACCTCGTCAGCCACCAGCACCCGAACAGGTCGAGAGGCGAGGTTTGCCGCGCTGTTGGACCCCACAAACGTCAGCGTTGAGCGGTCAAAGTGCTGTTCCAGATGGGTCAGCTTGTCTTTGTCGCTTGGGAAATGCGCGACCATGGCCGGGCAGTCTTCGAGCATCGGCATCCATCGAGACTTGGAGAACGATCGGGCAAGGTTTTCGGTGGGCATCAGCCACAGCGCCGGGCTTGGCTCGGTGTCGATCAACCACGCAAGACCCGCCATTAGGGTGGTCGTTTTGCTGGTCTGCGATCCCCAGCAGAGCGTCATTTCAACGACCCCGGAGTCCTTCCAGCATTCCAATGGTTCTCTAACGTAGGGTCGAACGCTGGTCGAGTACGGCCCCGGGTGTTCGGTCTGTCGGGCGGTAAGTTTGAGATTGGCCTCGGCCCATTGGACCACGGTCTGCCGGGGCGTCGGGCGGTAGAGCCCGCGCAAGAATTCCAGAAGATCGCGTTGGAGGTCGTCCATGGGGATCACTTCCATGGGTCTGTTTGGTAAAGCGTTGCCAAAGCTACTTCCTGAACCCATCGGTCGAGTTCCTTTTCTGCGTGTTCCGGGTCGTGGGGAGAAATCCGGCCGGCGAGTTGTTTCGGCATGGCTTTGAGTAGGGTTGCAACCGCCCCGTCGTGGTCGGTCATCACCTTGCGCACCCAGTCGCCCGAAACAAGTGTCCGCTCGCGTTCGGACAGGGTAATGACCTCCTGCCGGGCTTGGGTCAGGTTCCGGGCGGCTTGAGCGTGGATCGACACCAGACGGCCGGCATCGGGCTGGGAGGCTTTGAGTGACCGGACGGCCAGCGCGTAAGCGGCCCGCTCAATCTGCCGTTGGCGTTCGTAGGCTCCCTGCGGGGTATCCGCAGAGACCACGTTTGGGTCAGTCGGAGCTTGGGCTTCGGGCGGTCGATACGGCCCCGGCTCTGGGGATGATCCCGAAGCAGATTTCGGGATGACCCCCGGGCGCTTCTGGGCACCCATGCCACGCCATTGGTCTGCGGCCTCGGGCGAGGTCAACGGCATCCCGGCTTTCACAAGCTGGGAGACCCGGCCCTTGGTGAGCCCGGAGTGCTTGACGTAGTCGGTCTGAGTCATCGCAGGGTCTCCGGAAGATTTTCAGGCTTCTC